TGGTGCAATGGGGAAAGCGCACCGATGCCGGCGCCACGCAGACCGCCACGCACGCCGTCTGGGTCGATACCGCCTCCGGCGCGGTCAACATGGCCATCATCATCCCGCTCGATGACGACCTGCCCATCTCGCTCAACATCCGCCCGCAGGTCGAAGCCGGCGGCCTCACGGTGAACGCCGCCTGACATGGGCTTCAACGGCACCCGCGACCTCGGCCTGGCAGAGCAGGAGGGGCGCACCCACTTCTGCAGCTTCCGCAAGGTGCCGTCGCAAGCCTCGACCGCGCGCGGCTGGTTCGACATGTCGATGGCCGCCGGCAACCCGCTGCCGCAGTATTACGCCGCCAGTCCGCTGGAAGCCGCGCGCCTCGAAGGCATGCGCGGCATCTTCCACGGCGACGACAAGGCGCCGAGCACCATGCACCTGACCGACTGGAACGTCGTCACGCCGACCGCCAACTGTGTCGGCATGCTCAAGGCGCTGCGCTATGGCCTGTATTACCCGTTCATTGACGGCGATTCGCTCGACCAGCAGGATCTGACCAATGCCGTCGCGCCGCTGAACCCGCCAGCGCAGGGCTGGAAGGTCATGATCGTTGCCGTCGCCCCGACCGCCGGCGGTGGGTCGCTCACCTTCAAATACATGCGCAACGGGTCGGAAAAGACCACGCCGGTCATCAGCTTGAATACCGCCGTCGTCAACATCGCCAGCATCGCCACCGGCGACCCGGCGGTCGCAGCGGGTGGCATGCCGTTCGCCAGGCTGGCGAACGGCGACGAAGGCGTCGACACCATCACCAGCGTCACCTTCGTTGCGCCATCCGGCGGCCTCTTCGCCTTCGTCCTGGTCGATCCACTGGCCGACATCGCCACTCGCGAAATCAACACGCCCGCCGAAAAGAACTTCGTGCAGGCCCACCCCGGCGCCCCGCGCATTCACGACGACGACTACATCAACTTCATCGGCAACTGCACCGGCAGCGTTGCCGCCGGCATCTTCGCCGGCTTCTGCAAATTCGCCTGGAGCAAATAATGGGCTACACCGGACACGACGACCTTCTTACCCAGATTTCTGCCGGCAAATACCTGCGCGCCGAAGGCAGCAAGATCACCAGCCCGGTGCACACCGCAGGCGGCTGGCACCTGCTGGTCGGAAACAACGGCATGCCGAACGCCGGCACCTTCCCCGGCTCTTCGCTCGCCTGGCAGGGCTGCAGCGAATCTACCGGCGACGGCACCACCATCATCGGCCAGCAGCACGGCGGCAACCCCGGCGGCGCCGCCACCAAGCACCTGCTGTCGATCAGCGCCAATCTGGTCGCCGCGGCCGGCGCCCCGTGGCAAGCCAAGCTGGTCGACCTGATCGGCTATTACAAACTCACCGGCACCGATGTCACTGGCACCGGCGCCCGTACCCTGACCGGCACCCCGACACACCGCTATGGCAACGGCGACGGCGTACAAGCCTGCATCGTCTCCGTCACCGCGCCGACCGCCGGCGGCCCGAACGTCTCGGCATCCAGCTTCACCAACGCCGCCGGCACCGCGTCGCGCTCATTCCAGGGCGCGCCATCCTGCGGCGCTGCGGCCGATGCCTACGCCACCCGCGTGCTGCACTCGGGCAACGCCGCCGGACGCTACGGCCCATTCCTGCCGCTGCAGGGCGCCGATACCGGCGTGCGCAGCATCCAGTCGATCACGCTTTCGGGCGGCACCGCCTACACCGGCTCCGGCGTCCTTGCCATCTGCCTGGTCAAGCCGCTGGCCGACATCAGCATTCCGGTGTCCGGCATGTGGTCGGAGCGCGACCTGGTCAATCAGATCAGCAGCGCTCCGAAGATCGCCGACGGTGCCTGCCTGGCCTGGATGCTGTTCAGCACCGGCGCGACCACCGCCAACTCGCCATTCAACTACGCGCTCGACGTGGGCTGGGGCGGCTAAATGCTGATCTGCACAGGCGTCCGCGCCGGTGGCGGCCCATACCGCTACTCCGGCGCCAATTCGGCGCTGGCGGTCGACCGCAATAAATCCGCTACCGCCGCGCTGGCGATGGGCTTCAACATCAGCGAAGCCACCGTCATCAGCGGCGCCAGCATCGCCAACACCAGCGGCATCCCGTCCGGCGTGCGCCATCCACAAGCATGGGTGCTGCCGGTCAAGGGCGGCGGCATCAAGTCCTACAAGCGCACCGACATCCTGATCGACGGCGCGGCGGTCGGCGAACTCGGCTTCGCCCGCACCGGCAGCGCCACCATCACCATCGACGCCAGCGCCGCCGGCGGCCTGATCGTCGGCGCTACCGGGACGGCCACGATCTCGATTGACGGCTCGGCGGTCATCGTCGGCAGCATCACCGGCAGCGGCACGGCGACCATCGCCATCGACGCCGCCGCAGTCATCGGCGCCATCGCCTCGCTGACTGGATCAGCCACCCTGACCATCGACGGCCACTCGGCCATCATGGGCCTCGGCTACCTCACCGGCAGCACGCTTGAAACCGGCGAACTGACCCCGGCCAGCATCGCCGCCGCCGTCTGGAATGCGCTTCTTGCCAACCACCAGGCAGACGGCAGCGCCGGCAAGGCGCTCAGCCTGGCTTCCTCCGGTGGCGTTGATTACAACGCCCTGGCCGCCGCCGTGCATCAATACACCGTCGAAGCCGGCTACAGCTTTGAAGAGTTGGTTCGCATCATGGCCGCCGCTCTGGCCGGCACGTCGTCCAGGGCCGGCAGCACCATCACCTTCAAGGGGGTCGACGGCACCACCGACCGCATCCTCGGCAGCTTTGACGCCGAGAACAACCGCACCGGCGCGATTCTCGATGGCGGGTGACGCCGGCTGGTTCGAAGCCTGGTTCGCAGCCGGCTATTTCCCGCCGGTATGGTTCGCGCAATCCGACGAGGAACAGCAGGACAACCAGCTTCCTCTGGTCGCCGGCGGCTTCCTCTACGGCCGCGAGCCAAAGAAAAAGCGCCGCCCGCGCCTCGCCTTCTACGACCCGCGCCCGATCATCGAGCCGCAGCGCCGGGCGGTCGAAGAAGAAGAAGCCCTGCTGCTCTGCCACGCGCTTTAGCCGGCGAAATCCCGTGCCTTAAAAGTTTCGGCAGGCGCCGGTAAAACGTCACTCATGGAGGCTTTCCCATGAGTTTGACCCGCGAATTACGCTTTGCCGCCGCCCGCGCCCCGGAGTTCAAGGAAGGCGACGACCTGGTCGTCGACATGTCCTTCGCCTCCGACCAGCCCTATGAGCGCTGGTGGGGCGTCGAGGTGCTGGAATGCACGCCGGCGGCCGTCGATCTGGCCCGCGTCAATGACGGCGGACCGATCCTCTTTAACCACGACTGGGACGCCTTGCGCGGCCATCATGTGCCGGGCAGCGTGCGCGCCGACGGCAGCAAGGTGCGCGGCAGCGTCAGGCTGGCCTGGGCTGCAGACGATGGCAAGACCATCAAGCTGGTGCAGGGCGGCCATCTGACCAAGACCTCCACCGGCTACGAAATCCAGCAGGTCGTCGAGCAATCGACGGCCAAGTCTGGCGAAAAGATCGAAAGAACCCTGGACGGCCAACTGTTCGAGCGGACCTTGACGCGCTGTAACGCGGACAAGCCGGGCGACGTGGCTGCCTTCCGGCGTGCCCTGGATGCCGCCGCCGGTCAATTTGAGCGCAGCGAAGAGAAGGCGACATATCTCGTCAAGAAATGGCGAATTCTCGAAAACTCGCTCGTCACCGTCCCGGCCGATAGCAGCACCGGCCTGGGCCGCAGCCTGGCATCCGAACCCGCCCCCCAAGACCCTCCTAAGGAGACCCGCATCATGTCCGAACAAGACAACAAGCCGCCCGTCGACGTCGCCGCCATTGAAAAGGCCGCAGCCGACAAGGCCAACAAGCGCAGCGTCGATATTCTCGCGCTCGCCGAGCAGTTCAAGGATTACAGCGAAGTCCGCCAACTGGCCGACGCCGCGATCCGCAGCGGCCAGCCGGCCGAAGCCTTCACCGCCGACCTGCTTGCCCACATCGGCAAGCAGTCGAAGAAGGTCGACATGAACATCGGCATGAACGCCCAGGAAGCCAAGCGCTTCTCGGTGCTGAAAGCGATCCGCGCGATGACCGAAGGCGACTGGTCGAATGCCGGACTCGAGCGCGAAGCCTCCAAGGCCATCGCCGACAAGATTCGCGGCATGGGCGTCGAGCGCGCCGGTTCCGGCCGCGGCTTCTTCATCCCGCTGGAAGTCCAGCAACGCGACATGCTGGTCGCCACGGCCGCCAACGGCGGCAACATGGTGGCCACCAACCTGCGCCCGCAAGACTTCATCGGCCTGCTGCGCAACCGCATGCTGGCCGAACAGCTTGGCGTCCGCCGCCTATCCGGGCTGGTCGGCAACGCCGACATCACCAGGCAGACCGCCGGTGCCACCGCCTACTGGCTGGCCTCTGAATCGACGGCGATCACCGAGTCGCAACAGACCATCGGCCTGTTGCAGCTCCGCCCGAACAACCTCGGCGCCTACACCGAAGTGACCCGCCAGCTCATGCTGCAATCGACCCCGGACGCCGACGCCTTCGTCATGGAAGACCTGGCCGCGCAACTGGCCGTCGCCATCGACACCGCCATTCTGGTCGGCACCGGCACCGAGCAGCCGCAGGGCATCGTCGGCACCGCCTCGGTCGGCGCCGTTACCGGCACTACGCTCGGCCTCGCCGGCCTGATCGAAGCGCAGACCGATGTTGCCGGCGCCAACGCGCTGAACGCCAACTGCCGCTACGTGACGACCCCGGCTGTCGCCGGCCTGCTCTCGCAGCGCGTGCGTGTGGCATCGACGGATTCGGTCACGCTGTGGAAGGGCAACATCAACGACGGCATGGTCGAAGGCTACCAGGCCCATACCACCAACTCGATGACGGCTGCGACGGCCATCTTCGGCGACTTTTCCCAAGCCATTCTGGCTGAATGGGGCGTCCTCGAGGTCGACGTCAATCCGTATGCCAGCTTCGCCGCCGGCATCACCGGCATCCGCGCCTTCTACACCTGCGACGTGGGTGTGCGTGTGCCGGGCGCCTTCTCGGTGATCGGCACCATCACCTGATGGACTTGCCGGGCGGCCACAAGCTGCCCGGCAATCTCCGAAAGGAAACCCGATGGAAGTCATTGTCCTCAAGTCCTTCATGTTCGGCGGCCAGCCGGCGCCGGTCGGCAGCATTGTCGACCTGCCGCCGGTCGATGCTGCCTATGTGATCGCGCTCAAGCGGGCAGAGCCCGTTACCGCGTCGCCGGAAGATGCTGCGACCATAGAGGCAGATTCTGGCCCTGGGGTCGACGCGCCAAAAGCGCCGAAAACCCGCAAGGCCAAGGCAAGCTGATGGCCTTTGTCGAAGACCGCGCCCCGTTCTTCGTCGACTTCGGGGCCACCGCCACGAAGTCCGGCGTCGCCGTGGCCGGCATCTTCGATTCCGCCTACGCGCAAAGTTTCGACATGATCGCCGGGTCCGGCCCGGTGTTCACCTGTGCTTCCAGCGCCGGCATCACGCGCGGCAATACGCTGGTCATCAACGGCACCAGTTATACCGTCACCATCATCGAGCCCGACGGCACCGGCATGTCGCGCTGTCGCCTGGAGGCCGTGTAAATGGCCCACGCCCGCCAGACCATCCGCGAAGCAGCCGCCACGTTGCTCACCGGCCTGACTACCACCGGCTCGCGCGTCTTCCAGAGCCGCATGGTGCCGCAGGAATCGCTGCCCTGCCTGCTGATCAAAACGCCGAATGAAGAGGCCGTTCCTGGAACCATCGGGAACCTTGTTGAGCGCCATCTAAATCTTATCGTCACCGGATATGCCAAGCAGTCAGCCACGGTCGACGACGTTTTGGACACGATTGCCGCTGAAGTTGAAACGGCAATGGCGGGATTTTCGTACCGCAACGAATACAAAAGCACTGATTCTGATTTTGAAGAGCGCTTAGAAAAGCCCGTTGGTTTTATAGAAATTACGTTTGTTGTCACCTACCTCACCGCCACCGGCACGCCCGGAACACCTCTTTAGGAGAACGAAATGGCAGTCATCACCAAATGGAGCAACGTGGCGGTATCAGTCCAGTCCGCCCTTGCCGCTACCAAGACGATTACCGCGATCACCAAAAATTCGCCCGGCGTCGTGTCTTCCACGGCCCACGGCTACAGCAATGGCGACTACGTGCTGCTGTCCGTCCAGGGCATGTACCAGCTCAATTACCGCGTCATGCGCGTGTCTGCCGTCGCCACCGACAGCTTCTCGCTCGAAGGCGAAGACACCACCAACTACGCTACCTTCGTTTCCGGCACCGCGCAGAAGATCACCTTCGGCACCACGCTGGCCACGCTGACCAACATCAACGCCAGCGGCGGCGACTTCGATTTCGTCGATACGACCACGATACACGACTCGATCAAGACGCAGATCCCCGGCCTCGGCAACCCCAGCACCTACAACTTCGAGTCCTTCTGGGACCCGTCCGACGCCGGCCTGGTTGCGCTGAAGTCCGCATCCGACGCCCAGGCGCAGCGCGCCATCCTGTTCAGCTTCTCGAACAGCCAGAAATTCGTCTTCAACGGTTACGTCGGTTGCTCGCTGTCGCCCACCGGCTCGGCGCAGGACCTGATCAAGACGAGCGTGGTCTTCACTTCGCTCGGCGGCCCGAAAGCGTACTCTTCCTAAGCGATGGCCCTCAACCGATCCGATCTGGTCAAGCCTGAACTGCCACGGGAAACCGTGGCGGTGCCGGCGCTCGGCGGCGATGTCATCGTGCGCGGCCTGCTGCTCGGCGAGCGGCTCGGCCTGTTCGCCGACATGCGCGAAGACGGCAAGAGCTATACCCACATCGGCAAGATGCTGGCGGTGGCAGTGGTCGGCGACGACGGCCAGCCGCTGCTCGGCGAGGCCGAGTGGGAAGCGTTCGGCGGGGTCAACTTCACCGCCGCGCTGGAGCTGTTCACCGTTGCCCGCCGCTTGTCCGGCCTCGACGCCGAGGTCATCGAAAAAAACTGAGCGCGGCGCCCGAGCGCCGCTTTTTATTCACCCTGGCCGCCCGGCTCGGCAAGACGGTCGGCGAACTTGAACGCAGCATGACCGCCGCCGAGTTCGGCGAGTGGTTTTTGATCTGGCAGTGGCAGCCGTGGGAAAACATCCCGCAGCCGCCACCCGAAAAACAGGAAATGGACGCCCTGGCCTGGGCGGCAACGGTCGGATAAATGGCAGAAAAAACGCAGATCGTCATCACCGCAAAGGACGAAACCGGCGCCGCCATCAATTCGGCCAGGCGCGGGCTGGCGTCGCTGTCCGGCGCCGCCGAAGGGCTGCGCAACTCGTTCTCCTTCCTCGGTGGCGCCGGTGGGCTGGCCGGACTACTCGGCGGGGTCTCGGTCGGCACCACGGTCAAGGCGGCCATCGACGAC